ATGCCGAACCCAACACAGCGGTCCCCGCCAGAAACAACAGCTTACAAACTCACATCGGCATAATCCGGGCATCGGCATAATGTTTTTGCCATCCTGTTAGTTTCATCATCTCATCGATGCTGGCTCCTTCCTTGGTGCTGAGCGTTTCGATGATCTGTGCTTGTTTGGTGGTCTTACTCATTACTTACCTCCTTTGGCGGCAGATTGTTGGCCCGCTTCATAAGCGGCCTCAAGCGCAGCTTTGATGGACCAGATCGCGCAGTCGTGAAAATCGAGGCTATCGCTCTTGCGGCTCTCAAGGGTTTCAAGGTGCAGTTCGTCTTTGGCGATCTGCGCCAGTATTTGGTCTTTTGGGGTGTGTTTTATGTTGTTTGTCATGGTTGCTCCTTTGCTTGTTGACGTGTTCATGAACGCTTGGAAACCAAGGATTATCAAGTCAATTCAAGGGATTAATCGAAGAATATGGGCGTATCGATCCGAGAATATGCAAGGCAGCGCGGTGTCAGCGACACCGCCGTCAGAAAGGCACTGAAACAAGGCCGAATTACTGCTGAACCCGATGGCACCATTGATGTGGAACGCGCTGATCGGGAATGGTCATCCAACACGGCCAAGCCGCAAACAAAGCGGATGGTAAAGACCAAGCCAGTGCCTGCGGCTGCGGTAGAAGCCGTTGAAGAAACCTTGAAGGAAAGCGGCACCCCGTTTTCATCGGGCGGCACGACCTACATGCAGGCCAAAACCGCCAATGAGGTTTTAAAGGCGCAAACCAACCGGGTGCGCCTCAAGCAATTAAAGGGTGAGCTTATCGACCGAAATGAGGCCATTGCCCATGTGTTTCGGCTTGCGCGTCAGGAACGCGATGCGTGGCAAACGTGGCCTGCAAGGATTTCAAGCCAGATGGCAGCAGAACTCGAGACCGATGCCCACCAATTACATGTGACGTTGGAGCGTTATGTCCGTGAACACTTGGAAGAACTTGGAGGGATCAAAGCAAACTTCAAACAATAATGGATATGACGGTACTTTGTACGATGGATCGCAAACACTTGAACAGGCTTGGTTTGAAGGATTAAAGCCCGATGCCTTTATGACCATTTCTGAATGGTCAGATGAATATCGCTTTCTCTCCCCCAAGGCTGCCGCCGAACCCGGTCGCTGGCGCACAGAACGCACACCGTATTTACGCGAAATCATGGATCAGCTCTCGCCCCATAAACGGGCGCAGCGCGTTGTTTTCATGAAAGGGGCTCAGATCGGCGGGACCGAGGCTGGCAATAACTGGATTGGTTATGTCATTCATATGGCACCCGGCCCGATGATGGCTGTGGCACCAACCGTGGAGATGGCCAAACGGAACTCTAAACAGCGTATTGATCCGCTTTTGGAAGATTCTAAAGAATTAAAAGCGCGGGTGAAGCCCGCCCGCTCAAGAGATTCCGGCAACACCGTGTTGTCAAAAGAGTTCCCGGGCGGCGTTCTAGTAATGACAGGCGCGAATTCGGCTGTGGGACTGCGGTCCATGCCTGCGCGGTATCTGTTTATGGATGAAGTGGATGGCTATCCCGGCGATGTCGAGGGTGAAGGCGATCCGATTTTACTGGCAGAACGCCGAAGCGCCACATTTCAGGGGCGGCGTAAGGTTTTTCTTGTGAGCACACCAACATTGAAAGGATTATCGCGCATTGCCCGAGAATTTGACAATTCAGACCAACGTTATTTCCATGTTCCTTGCCCTCATTGCGGACATGAGCAGCCATTAAGGTTTTCACAGCTCCGCTGGGCTGAAGGTAACCCGTCGGATGTGACGTATGAATGCGAGTCTTGCGAAGAACTAATCGCAGAGCATCACAAAACAGAGATGCTTGCCAAGGGTCAATGGATGGCAACCGCGAAAGGTGATGGACAGACGGTTGGTTATCACCTGTCTTCCCTTTATAGCCCGGTGGGCTGGTTCAGCTGGTCAGATGCAGCGGCGATGTTTGAGCAAGCCAAGGAACATCCGGAGTTGATGAAGAGTTTCGTCAACACGGTTCTGGGTGAGCCTTTTGAAGAAGAACATGAAGCACCAGACTGGGAGCGACTTTATGCGCGGCGGGAAACTTACGCGCAAGGCGTTGTGCCCAAGACAGGGTTATTTTTAACTGCTGGTGTGGATGTCCAAAAAGACCGCCTTGAATGTGAAGTGGTTGCTTGGGGCCGCGATAAACAAAGCTGGTCTGTCGATTACATTGTACTGGATGGTGATACCGCCCGCCGCGATGTATGGCAAAAACTCGAAGATGTCTTGCGCCGCGACTGGCCACATGAAACTGGGCACACCATGCCCATCCGCGTGATGGCGGTGGATTCTGGTTATGCCACGCAGGATGTTTATGCATGGGCCAAAGGCCACCCCCAAGCCGTTTGGGGTGCTGGTGGTGCCAGAGCTAGCCAGCCGCGCACTGTCGTGGCGATCAAAGGTCAAGATCGGGATACAGCGCTTATTTTGAGCGTCTCAAAAGCCGATGTTGGCGGTCGCAGGCGCGGTCTTCGGGTGTGGAATGTTTCAGGCCCGGTGGCCAAAGTTGAACTTTACCGCTGGCTGAAACTGGACTGGCCCTCAGAGGCTGAATTGAAAGACGGCATGCCATATCCGGCAGGTAGCTGTCACTTTCCGCAATACGCGGAAGAATATTTCAAACAGCTAACAGCTGAAAAACGCATTATTCGGGTGCACCGGGGTTATCCCCGCGCTGTGTGGGAGAAAGACCCCACCCGCAATAATGAGGCGTTGGATTGCCGGGTGTATGCCCGCGCTGCCGCCAGTATTTATGGGTTGGATCGTTTTTCAGAACGCCATTGGCTGCAGCTGGAGGAAGTCTTGGGGAAACCTGTACCAACAGCGCAGTGTCAAACCCAACCAACAGAAACAAAGGAATCAACGGCTTTGAACGAGCGCTTGAAACAGCGGCCTGTTCAGATGGCTGACGATCCGTATTTGTAAGGAACCGCAATGACAGATTTGGCCACATTACAAAGCCGCTTATGCGAAGCTGAAAACGCCTATCACCTGCTGATGACAGGTGGCAAGGAAGTCTCGGTAAATATAGGCGGGTATGGCGCGGTCACTTATCAGATAGCAGATGCACCCAAGCTTGAAAAATACATTGCCCATTTGAAGCTGGAAATCAGACGCAAACAGGGAGGTTCCGGTCGCAAGGCAATTTATGTGGAGTTTTAAACATGACAAAAAGCAATGCTCAGCCAGATACAGCACATCGGGCAGCATCCCTGTCTGCCAGAGAGCTGGCATCATGGCTGCCACCTGCCGGATCTGCCGATAGTGATTTAATTCCAGAACTTGGCACCTTGGTATCGCGCTCACGCGACCTTGTTCGCAATCACGGCGTGGCCTCCGGTGCATTTCAGACCCTGACGGATAATGTTGTCGGCACCGGGCTACGATTGGCAGCACAGCCTGATTACAAGTCATTGGGAAAGGACAAAGCATGGGCAGATGAATGGTCGCGCCATGTGGAATCATTATGGCGCAGCTGGGCCGAAACCACGCAATGTGATGCGGCCAAGTCTCTGACTTTTGCTGGACTAACATCGCAGGTATTCCGCTCCTCCATGCTCAATGGTGAAGCCTTGGCCTTGCCGCTTTGGCTGAAAGAGCGGCGGTTTTCAACAGTCCTGCAGTTGGTGGAGCCAGATCGCCTCAGTAATCCTGATGGCAAGCCTGATTCCAAGTCGCTGCGCGGCGGTATTGAGATTGATAGCTATGGGGCCGCGAAAGCCTACTGGATCAGAAAAAATCATCCCGGTGATTATTTGTTATCGGCAGGATCAGAAAAAGCCCTCTCTGAATCAGACTGGCAACGCATCCCCGTGGAAACACCATTTGGTCGCCGCCGTGTGCTGCACATCGCCGATCTGGAACGCAGTGGACAAAGCCGAGGCAAGCCGCTTCTGACCAGCATCATGCCTTTGTTCAAAATGCTTGATCATTATGAGCGTAGCGAACTGCAAGCGGCTGTGGTCAATGCCATGATCGCGGCATTCATTGAAACCCCGCTTGATAGTGAGGCCATCGGTGAAATGTTTGGCGGCAGCGTGGATGATTACATCGCTGCCCGCAATGAATGGAAAGTCCGTTTGCAAGGCGGTGCCATTATCCCGGTCTTTCCCGGCGATAAGGTCTCACCTTTCACGCCAAGCCGCCCCAATAGCGGATACGGCCAGTTTGTTGAAAATGTACTGCGGCATATCGGAACGGGCTTAAACATTCCGTTTGAATTGCTGATGAAGGACTTTTCCAAAACCAACTATTCCAGTGCGCGGGCCGCGCTTATGGAAGCATGGCGCTTTTTCATGGGGCGAAGGCAGTGGCTTGCAACCTACTGGGCACGCCCGGTTTATGAATTATGGCTGGAAGAAGCAATTGGCAAAGGCTTGATTGAGGCTCCCGGCTTTTATCAAAACCGCGCCGCATGGACACGCTCTAAATGGATTGGCCCCGGTCGCGGCTGGATTGATCCGGTCAAAGAAGCCGAAGCCTCACGCATCCGCATGGAAAATGGCCTCTCCACCTTGGAAGAAGAATGTGCCTCACAAGGATTGGACTGGGAAGAAGTATTGGAACAGCGTGCGCGTGAACAAGCCAAGATGAAAGAGCTTGGTCTGAGCACCCCGGCCATGGCCGCAATATTAAAACAGGATGATAAAGATGAGAGTATGGAATAAAGCGGCTGATGAGCCTTGGGCAATCACATCATCGGCGCTGACAACAATTTTGGATATTGCCGCAAGGCAAAACGCGCCGCCTGAAGCGGTTGCAGCCAAGCTGGGGCGAGAGCTGCAAAACAGTTATCGCCTTGAGATGCGAGATGGAATAGCGGTCCTGCCAGTGGTTGGGCCGCTTTTTCGTTACGCCAACCTGTTTACGCAGGTGAGCGGCGCATCCTCTTATGAATTGTTGGCCAAGGATTTCACGCAAGCGGTCGAGAACCCCGATGTGAAAGCCATTGTCTTGAACATCGATTCACCGGGCGGTGAAGTGAATGGCTGCGCCGAATTTGCTGACATGATTCATGAGGCACGCGGGGTTAAGCCCATTATTGCCTATGCTTCTGGCGATGCGGCCTCCGGTGCCTACTGGATTGCAGCCGCAGCTGACGAGATCGTGGTGTCAAAAACCAGCGCTCTTGGCTCCATTGGCGTGGTCGGTGTTTATCGCGGAAATAAGGGCGAGGATGCGGTGGAAGTCGTGTCTTCACAAAGTCCTTATAAGCGGCTTGATCCGGATACGGATGATGGTCGCGCCCGATTGCAAAAGCGCATTGATGCGATGGCAGATGTGTTTGTGGATGCCGTTGCCAAGTATCGCGGCGTGGCCTCCAGCCATGTGCAAAACCATTACGGCAGTGGCGATGTGTTCATTGGGGATGCTGCTGTAAAGCAAGGTCTGGCCGACCGTATCGGCTCTTTTGAAAAGCTCCTCAGTGAACTCAGCGGCAATCCGGTCTCAGAGCCTTCCCCGCATTCTATCAATCCAAACCAACAGGAGAAAAGCATGGATGATATCCAAAGCCTGCGGGAGGCTTATCCCGATTTAACGGCCAGTCTTGAACAAGATGCGGTCAAACAAGGTGTCGCCACAGAGCGCAGCCGTGTGCAAGGCATTCTGTCTCATGATGAGGCCAATGCCCGTACATTGCTGGCACAGCATCTGGCCTTTGAAACCGATATGGAGGTGGAAGCCGCAGTATCGGTTTTATCCAAAGCGCCACTTGAAACGCCCACCCGCGATGATGTGTCGGGCTTTAGTGCGGCGATGGAAGCAACGCCCAATCCTGAAATCACCCCATCACCCGAGACCGAGGATGACAGCGAGGAAGCTGTCGCCAAGCGTCTGGCAACTTACTAACGATAAGGAGAAATCGATATGAACGCATATTCTAATCATGCCGGAGGCTTTACCGACCAAGGTGGCTATACACCGGACAATCTGGTTGCAGGTGAATTTCCTGCGGTCCAACGCATTGAAACCATCACAGGTGGTGCAGCTTATCCACGCGGTGCTGTCTTGGGCCGTATCACGGCATCTGGCCTTTATGTCTTGAGTGACGCCAGTGCGACCGATGGATCACAAAAGCCTGCCGCCATTCTGGCTGAGCCGATTGATACCACATCGGGTGATGCCGAAGCCGTTGTCTATCACTCAGGAGAATTTAACAGCAATGCACTGACCTACGGTGCTGGCCATGACGCAGCAAGCGTCTGGAACAGTCTCCGCAGCGATGGGCCAAGCACCATCTTTCTACGCAAAAATCAGGAGGTATAATCATGGTTGATATTTTTTCTACATTTGTGCTGAACCGCACCGTTGAGCATCTGGAGCGACCAGCCTCCTTTTTGCTGGACACGTTTTTTGGCTCGATCCAGACGGAAGAGTCCGAAGAAATCCACTTTGACATTGATCAGTCTAAGCCACGCCTTGCGCCTTTTGTCTCGCCACTGGTCGCGGGCCGTGTTGTGGCCAATGAAGGCTTTACGACCCAGAGCTTTAAGCCAGCTTACGTGAAGGACAAGCGCCGCTTTGATGCCAATACACCGCTCAAGCGTAGCATTGGTGAAAAGATTGGTGGCTCCCTTCCGGCAAGTCGACGTTTGGAAGCAGCGGTCAGTCGTTCGCTGCGTAATCAGCTGGAAAATCTCACACGCCGTGAGGAAGTAATGGCAGCAGAAGCCTTGATCAAAGGCACTGTTACCGTTGCGGGTGAAGATTATCCGACCAAGATCGTTGACTTTAAACGCGATCCTGCTTTGACACTGGCACTTACGGGTGCTGCCAAATGGGATAGCGTAGATGCACCTGCTTTGGATCATCTGGAAGACTGGGCTAGCTTGGTGCAGGAAAAATCCGGTGCTGTGGCGCGTGTTGTGATCATGGACCCAAAAGCATGGCGACATTTCCGCAAGAACAAACAGGTTGTCGGGCAGCTTGAAATTCGTCGTGGTACAAATGCGACGATCTCCACTGATCCCATCGTGCGTGGTCAAGGCAATGAGAAAGCACGTTATGTCGGCTCCATCGGGGATTTTGATTTCCATGTCTATAACGATGTGTATGTCGCCGATGATGGCACAACACAAAACTTGCTGCCGGATTACACGGTCTTGCTTGTCAGCCAAGGTCAGCTCGAAGGTACACGTTGCTACGGCATGATCATGGATGAAAAAGCGGCCTTTAAGGCCCTGCGCTATTTCTCCAAGTCTTGGCTGGAAGAAGACCCTGCGGTTCGCTGGTTGTTGATGCAGTCTGCGCCTTTGGTGGTGCCGTATCGTCCTAACGCATCTTTGTGTGCAACAGTCGCTTAAGGGAGGTTATAAACATGAATATTATTGCAAAAATCTCCCTTCAAACGCCCGATGGCACTGTGCAGCCGGGTGAGACAATCAAGCTGGACGATGCGGAAGCCAAAGCGCTGATTGCGCGTGGCTTTGCCGAACCTGCCGGAAAATCAACGGCGGTCAAAACGCCTGAAACCAAAGCCGATGAGCCTGATGCTGATATTTTGGCAATCATTGATGCCATCACAGTTCTGGATAAAAGCGGCTTTGGCAAGGATGGCAAGCCCTTGGTGAAAGCACTGGAAGATGTGCTGGATCGTGACATCAGCCAAGAGCAGCGCGATCAGGCTTGGAAACGCTATGAACAGGATAATGCCTCATGATCCCAAGTTTCAAACAGGCGGTAGATCGGCTGTTTGATCGCTTGGGGCTGGATGCGCTCTACCGGGTGAATGGCGAAGACATACCTGTCAAAGTTATCCTGAAATCACCGGATCAGATCATTGATTTTCGGGAAGCACAAATCCACACCCCGACCAACATGATGGAGGTAAGGGTAACGGACATCGCCAAGCCAAAAGCCGGTGATGAAATCATCTTTGATGGCGCAAGCTACCGTGTTCAGGGCGAGCCTGTTCAAGACACACATCATCTGGTGTGGAAAATGGAGGTTCTGAAATGAGGTTACGTGCGGGCATAAGTGGTGATCTGGACAAATACCTGAAAGCCGAATTACTGGAAGCCGAGCAAGCTGTGACCGGAGCCATCAGCACAGCCACAACGGGTCTTAAAAACAGCATGCGTGCTCAGGTGACAGCCGCAGGACTTGGCCCGCGTTTGGCAAAGTCATGGCGCGGCGACGTTTACCCTAAGCAGGGTAAAAGCCTGAAAGCTGCTGGCATGGTTTACACCAAAGCCGCCAAGATCATGGAGGGTTTTGAAGATGGCCAAGTGATTAAAGGCAAGGACGGCTTTTGGCTGGCCATTCCAACTCCGAATGCACCGAAGAAGGTTCTCGGCAAGCGTGTTACGCCCGGCAACCTTGAAAAAGCGCGTGGGATCAGGCTGCGTTTTGTTTATCGCAAAAATGGCCCATCGCTGCTTGTTGCTGAAAATATGCGAGCCTCCTATAGCCGGAAAACAGGTGATCTGCGAGGTTTTAGAAAGGCCAGTCAATCGGCACTGAAATCCGGTCGTGGTCTCACATCGGTGGTGATGTTCTGGATGGTGCCGCAAGTCAAAATGCCAAAGCTCATCCGCTTTGAGCCGGAAGCCGCAAAATGGCACAGGCGTATTCCTGAGCTGATCGTCAAATATTGGAAAGATTAGAAATGACATCGAAACGTGAACAGGCCCTGCAGGGCCTTTTTTTATGCCTGCAAACAGGCTTGCCCGGTATCAGCGTGCTTCGCAATGAAGTGCTGACCACGGCCATTCCTGAAACCGGGCTTGTGGTGCTGCGCGATGGTGACCCCGGCGAACCGGATATTTTGCTTTCACCGCCGCGCTACATTTACAAGCACCGCGCCGATATTGAGGTGTTTGTACAAAACGCCGATGCCGCTCAGCGTGAGACTGATCTTGATCAACTGATCACACAAATTGGCGCTGCGCTGGAAACGGCAGGCACGCTTGATGGCGTCATCGACATTTTAAACCCCGGAAGCCCTGGATTACTGACGGAACCGATTGAAGGTGCCGCTGCAATCAAGGCTGCCACACTGCCTGTCACGCTGGAATATGTGACGGCAAACCCACTCATTTAACCAAAAAAACAGGAGAAAACATATGGCTCGCGCTTATGGTTGGAATGCCCGGCTTTTGCTTGGCTTTGAAACAGCATACGGACAGCCGCCAGTAAGCGGCGACTATAATGTGGTTCCGTTCATCTCAAGCTCATTGGATTCTGAGCAAGGCTTGATTGAATCCAGCGTTCTGGGTTTAGGGCGTGATCCCACGGCTCCCTTTCAGGACGTGATCAATGTGGACGGCGATATTGTTGTGCCTGTCGATCTTCGCAATATCGGCTATTGGCTTAAAGCACTCTTTGGCACGCCTGCGACCAACGGCTCTGGCCCTTACGCCCATGATTTTATTTCGGGCGAAGTCAATTTGCCAAGCTTGAGCTTGGAAGTTGGTCTGCCTGATGTGCCGGATTACCCACTTTTTACAGGCGTTCGCGCCAATAGTTGTGCTTTTAACTTTCAGCGATCCGGTGAAGCACAAGTGACTATCGGCTTGATTGGTCAGGGGGAAACGCCAGCCAGCAGCACACGCGATGCCAGCCCATTGGAAGCGGTTTATAGCCGTTTTTCTCAATTCCAAGGCTCGATCAAACGTACAGGTTCAAACCTTGCCGATGTGACAGCCGCCTCGCTGACCTACAGCAATAATCTTGAGAAGATTGAGACCATTCGTGATGACGGCAAGGTCGAGGGCATTGATCCCGGTATGAGTTCGCTTTCGGGGTCTATTTCTGTGCGTTATGGCGATAACACGCTGATGGATTTAGCCAGAGCTGGAACGCCGATTGATATTGAGCTGGCCTACACCATCGATGCAGATCGCAAGCTGCAGATCATCGCGCATGAAGTGTATCTGCCCAAACCCAAACGCAGCATTAACGGTCCCGGCGGGATTGAAGCTTCCTACGACTTCCAAGGCGCTAAAGATGCCAGCCTCGGCAAAATGCTGACCATAACGCTAACCAATGATGTGGAGGATTATCTCTAATGCTTAAATTATCCCTGCCCAAAGAACCATATTGGATTGATGTCGGACTGGATGTCCGTCTGAAAGTTCGCCCCTGCACAAGTGCTGTCTTTTATCAGGCGCGGGCCTTTATGAATCAAAAGCTACAGAAACTCGGTGATGCCTACCGCGCTGAAAAAGATGTTGGCGTGGAGCGTTCAGAATTACCTGACCTTGAAGACAGCAATGTGCGTGAAGCCTTGGCTGAACAATATCTCACGGTTGGTCTGGCGCGTGCCGGGATTATCGAGTGGGAAGGTATTTTCGAAGCCGATGCAGATCAGCCCGCTCCGGTGACGGATGAAAAAATTGATGAGCTTTTCGGAGCCTATTGGGTTATCGCTGAGACCTTCCGTCAACAATACACAGGTATGCGGGAGCTGTTAGAAGCGGAAAAAAACGCACGCGGGCTCGTATCCGGTGGCATTTCGGAGACGGGCCAAGATATTGCGGCAACTGCGCCGAACAAGGCCGAGCCTGCGCCCAAGGGCAAAAAGGCGAAACAGGCGAGCGATGCCCCTATCACGAGCACAGCCTAAAAACCTTGGAAGGCTGGCAGGCTTGGGATGTGGCTTGCAAATTAATTACACAATCACATGAACGCTTTCCTCTAGAGACTGCTCTGCAGCTCAGTGCATCGCTTGGCTATGAACCGCAAGCGATGGCTGAACTGTTGCCAGAAGTCGCGATGGGAACACTGTTGGCAATAAAAGATATGGGCGACAATAATGGCAGCAACTAAAAAACTATCGATCCGCTTGTCTGCGACAGGTGGAGAGCAGTTGCGCCGTGAGTTTGGCAAGCTGGGCAAGGAAGGCCAACAAGCCTTTCATAAAATCAGCCATGCGACCGCTCCCGCCAGTGCTGGTTTAAAAGCCGTTGATGCATCAGCCCGGGCATTAAATGGCGTCTTGCGTCAGGCTGCCGGACTGATTGGCGCATACGCAGGTATTCAAGGCATTAGCCGCTCGCTTGGGTTTATTGTTTCGACCAACCGTGAGTTTGAGCGTTTACATGCCAGCTTAAAAACCGTGACGGGCTCGGCACAAGGGGCAGATCGCGCCTTCAAAATGATTGAGGATTTTGCCTCCTCCACACCGTTTAATGTGGAGCAGATCACCGAAGCCTTTATCAAGCTGAAAGCCTTGGGGCTTGATCCCTCTCAAGAAGCGCTGATGTCATACGGCAATACCGCTTCTGCGATGGGTAAAAACCTGATGCAGTTTGTGGAGGCCATTGCCGATGCCGCCACGGGTGAGTTTGAACGCCTGAAAGAATTCGGGATTAAAGCCCGAACCCAAGGTGAGCAAGTATCCTTCACCTTTCAGGGCGTGACCACCACGGTTGGTAAAAACGCCGCTGAAATTGAGAGCTATCTGCGCCAGATTGGAAATGTCCAGTTTGCCGGAGCCATGTCCGAGCAAATGAACACGCTCGGCGGGATATTCAGTAATATTCAGGATAACTTTTCTAAACTGGCCCGTGAGGTTGGTGCGGGCGGTTTGAATGATGCCATTCGTGATGTTGCCATCAGTCTGATCGAGGCAACCGATAGCGGCAAGCAAGCTGCGCGGGCTTTAGGTGAAACACTGGGCGGCGTTGTGCGCGTTGCTGCTGATGGGCTCGGGTTTTTGGTTCGCAATGCCGATCTGGCGGTTGAAGGTTTGACAGCCTTGCTGATTGCCAGAACGGTCGGTGGTGCAATTACGGCCATGAACGCAGCCATGCTGGGTAATGCCGGAGCCATTGTCGGCTTTCGTTTAATGGCGCAAGTCTCTGTGGCAGCAGCGGCCAAAATGGTGATTGCCGAAGGAGCCGCTAAATTGGCCACCTTGGCGATGGTCGGGCTTCGCAATGTCATGCTGTTATTGGGCGGTCCTGCTGGGATTGCCATCATTGCAGGACTGGCCCTCTATAAATTGGCACAAGGTCATGACGCAGCCGGAAAAGCTGCGAAAGACCATGCCGCCGAAATGGAGGAATTGCGCGAAACCGTTCAAAAAACAATGGATGATATTGAGGAGCTCAACGCCGCTTCACGCAATGAAGCCTTGGCGCGATGGACTGAAAAACTCAATATCGCCCAAGAGAATATCCGCGAAGTCACCAAGCAACTGAAATACGGTGCTATTGGGGGTTTTTGGGATCAATTCTCGCGCTTTGGCAGTGATTTACAGGCCGACCTGTTTCAGGTTCGCCGCGCCTTTCAAACAGGCAGGATCACCGTTGAAGAGTATCAGGATGCTTTATGGGCTTTGGCAGTCAAATATCCGGACTTCACGGAAAATGCCAAGGAAATCCAAGAGCAGGTTTTGGCATTGCAGGCTGCAGAATTGGCTGCACAGCGTGCGGGTGAGCAATTGGATCGATTGCGCTCAGGCGTCACACAAACGGCAGCCGCGCAGGCCAATCCACAAACGCCGCAAGCGCCGACCCAGCCCGCAGCGCCGCAGCAGTTGGGCGATAAGGAGGAAGAGAAAATCCGCTCCTATATTCAGGAGTTGGAAGCCGAAGAAGCCGCCTTACGGCGCGTTATTGCGGCCCGTTCCAGTGAAGGTGCTGCAGTTGAAAATGCCCTTGTTTTGAATGAGCAAGAGCAAGCATTGCGCCGTTTGGGTATTGATCTCAGCAATAATCAAAGCGCTGGCGCTCAAGAATATGAGCAGCGTATTCGTAACCTTATCAGCCGCAAATACGAGCTGGAGGAAGCTGATACGCGTGCGCGGGAAGCTGCAGAACGCCATGAAGATACGGTAGAAGATATCACCCGGGCTTTTAATGCCCTGAAATCTGAAACTGAACAGGCCACCCTAAAAGCCATTGAATGGCGCGAAGAAGCATTGGCAGGACTTGATAAGACCCGTGTTGGCTATGATGAATTCCGCGCTCAAGTTGAAGATGTTTATCAAAATATGCTGCGTGAGGCGCGTGAAAAAGACCTGCAAAGCTCAAAGCATTGGGAAGATGGTCTCAAACGCGGTTTTCGTGATGTTTTGAATGAAGCCGAAGACATGGCCTCGCAAACTGAGCGGCTGGTTAAAAATGCCTTCAAAGGCATGGAAGATGCGCTGGTTGAATTTGTGACCACAGGCAAGCTGGATTTCAAATCCTTAGCCGATTCCATCATTGCTGATCTGGTGCGGATACAAATTCGCCAAAGCATCACCCAGCCATTGGCCAATGCATTGGGATCGATTGATTTTGGTTCCTTCTTCGGGGCGGCGCATACGGGTGGCGTCATCGGTGGTGATGTTCTCGCCAGCCGCCATGTTAATCCTGCCGTCTTTGCCGGGGCGCACAAGTTTCATAGCGGTGGTGTTATTGGCAATGAAGTGCCAATTATCGCTAAACGCGGTGAGACGGTGTTCACGCCCGGACAGATGCGTCTGCTTGGCGCTAGTCTTTCTGGGCGCGAGCCCGTGAAAGTCGAGGTCAATGTTCACAATAATGCTGCTGGTGTTCAAGCCAGAACCGAGACGTCACCTCTGCCGGGCGGTGGTAGCAGGCTCGATATTATTGTTGAACAGATCGAAGGCCAAATGACCCGCAATGTCGCTCGAGGGGAAGGATTGGCCCCAACTTTGGAGCGGCGTTATGGACTTAATCCAGCAGCGGGGAGTTACCGATGATCGCATGGCCAGAAACATTACCGTTACCAACGGTCGAGGGATATGGCATCCAGCCCGGCGATGCCATCCTTCGCACAGAAATGGAAGCGGGTCCGGCAAGGCAACGCAGGCGATTTACGCAAGTACCCAGCCGCGTGTCTGTTCGCTGGATTATGCGACGTGATCAGTTTGCCCTGTTTGAAGCATGGTATCGCTGGCAAGCCAAGGAAGGTGGTGCATGGTTTGAGATTGAGTTGTTGGGCGGGCTTGGTTTGCTGACGCAGGAAGCGCGTTTTACAAGGCAGTTTCAGGCCCAGCTACTTGGCGGCACGCTTTGGGAAATCCGCTCTGAGCTGGAAATCCGTGAACGGCCTGTTCTCGATGAAGGTTTGCTGAACTTGCTGCTTAGCGAAGATGCTCAAGGGATTATTACCGTCTCCAACAGCCTTTATGTGCTCGTGCATCAAACCCTGCCGCAGCGACTTTATTAACCCATAAACAAAGGAAACTCTTATGACCTTGCAGACCGATCTGCAGGATGCGGTGGCGCGTGTTCAAACGGACAGCCAACTCCTGCACAACATCATCCATGGCGATGACCAGACAGAAGTACCAACCGACGGCGGTAATGTCAAAAGCGCCGCCAAAGCGATCAAGGATATTGAGGATGGCATACAGTCCGGACTAACCGATCTTGGCGCGTCGGCTGATCAGCTTAACAACGCTGTATCACAAACCGAAACCTATCGTGACGAAGCGCAATCCTCTGCCCAATCAGCTTTGCAAACAGCCAATGCGCTGAATCTGCCAACCAACATCAATGGTCAGGCGGGAAAACTTCTGGCGGTCAAACAAGCTGAAGACGGGTTTGAGGTGATTGAATCCGTCGGGGTGTTTTACGGCCTGCGTGCCGATGGTTCAAAGCTCACGGCCATCACAGGCCAAGGCACCTATAACGCCAATGATTTTGAAACATGGTTCATCACGTTGCCGGGGGTGGATTTCAACATCAACGAGGATGGCCACCTCATTATCAACATTTAAGAAGGAAGTGAAAACATGACACAGATTGATTTGGGCAATATCCGCATTAACTGGCGCGGAGCCTATAATAGTGCCACCAATTATGTGCGCCATGATGCCGTTTCCTATCAAGGTTCCAGCTTCATCGCCAAACGTGCCATCTCTGCTATCACCCCTGTTCAGGGTGATGATTGGGATTTGATGGCTGCGGGTACGGATCAGCTTACCCAAGAAGGTGATCTGCTCATTCATAACGGCGCTATTCCTGAGCGGCTGGCGCGTGGCGATAATGCTCAAGTCTTGCAAATGGTGGGCAATCAACCTGCTTGGCGCGATCAATCGCTCGATCCGTCACGCCGTGTGTGGAAGCTGGGCAAAGTAAACCGTCATGGTGGTTGGTACACACGCACATATCTTATGGCCAACGGCATTATTAAAGCCTGTGGTTATGGCGGTAATTACTCCAATGGTAATCCAACAGGCAGCCATATCTATATTCCCAGTAGTGTCGCAACCGCAGACCCAGACGTGCGTTTCGTGGATGTTTTTTCAGGCGGGCAGCAGCACTACGGGCTTACTGCTACTGGCGAGGTTTGGTCGTGGGGCTACAACAATTATGGTCAGCTTGGCCATGGCGATACAGCCAACCGATCCATTGCCAAGCGGATAGATTATTTCGTCAATAATAATATTCAAATCGCTCGGGTTATTCCGGGGCGGCCAAACTACCATGATTATGGTGCTGCATATTTCTTAACCACGGATGGTCGGTTATATGCCTGCGGTTATGGTGGTAATGGAAACATGGGAACAGGCACCACATCGCACCAGTACACTCCTGTGCGTTGTGGAGCGTTGGAAAACATTGTCGATGTCGGTGTGTCTGGCCTTCCATATACCATTTATGCGGTTGAGGATGACGGTTCGCTCTGGGTCTGGGGTTGGAACGCCTATGGTCAATTAGGGCTTGGTGATACCACCCAACGCAGTACACCAATCCTAAACGCTGCAATTTCTAACGCCGTCAAAGCCCTTCCGGTTTGTGGGTATCAAACAGATGGTAACACGCCAACAGGCAGTGGTTTTGTCTTAAGGGCTGATGGTTCAATCTGGGCGACGGGCTATAACGGTCATGGACAGCTTGGTCAGGGTGATACCACACAGCGCAACAGCTTTACGCAAATCTCTAGGCCAGATGTGTTTACTGACATTTTTGCCTCGGATGGGCGTTATTGCACAGTTGGCGCTTTGAACGATCAGAATGAGGTCTATTTCTGGGGCTATAACGGCTATGGCCAACTGGGAACGGGCAATACCACCCAGCAAAACACACCTTTTAAACCCAACAGTCCTTTTCAGGGCAATATCACCCGCGTTCAGATTGCTGGGAGCTCCAGCTATATAGGCTGTATTGTGCAGGCTGGGAATGCGCTGTGGGCGGCAGGTTATAACGGTAATGGCAACCTCGGCTTTGGAAATTCCAATTCGACCAACAACACCTTCAAAGACGTTCTAGGCGTATCCGGGACGATTGCTGATTGGAGCCCCTTTGGCCATGGCACAAGCCCATGGGGGCTTGGCGTTTTATATGACGACGGTCGCGTTGATGCCTGTGGGGAGAACAATTCCTACGGTGAGACCGGAACACGGCCTGGCAATCTGCATGACATTCAAAAACTAACCAATGTGATTTTCTAGGAGGCTTTTATGAATCTCAAATCCTATTTGCATGATCGTGCGCCAAACTTCACTGAAAGTGAAACTGCTCCCATCCACCTAGCCGATATGAATGGGCGGCATTATTATGCCTTTGCCGGGGATGTAACGCCGCCATCAGGCGGTAAAGCTGTGAGTGACGATGAGCTGGCTGATGTTCTTTCAAACAGTCAGCTTATTCGCCAGATCAAGGAAGAAGCCGGACGGCGCATTACCAAGATTGGACCTGTATGGAAGCAGCAAAATGCACTGGCTGATCTATATCTGCTCGGCGGTCGTTCTGATCTGACGGACGATGAACAAGCAACGCTGACAAAAGCACAAGCGTTATTAACTGCTATATCACGGTTGCGATCACGATCCGATGCCATCGAAGATTCTTTCTTGGATGGCGTGGCGGTGGATTACATCACCGATATTGCGTGGGAGGATGAAAATGCCTGATCCCACATTGAATGCAGCGATTGCCGAAGCCTATGCTTCTGCGCCCAGTGATATCGTGATTTTACATACGCTGGAGCTTCGCCATCCTGATTTCAGGGATGATGAAGGCCAGCCTATTGCTGTGCGTTTGGTGCGTGACCATCAAGACTTGTCAGCCAAGATGGAGGATACAGCGCCTTTAAACCCGGACGAATATGTCACCTTCATTGCCATGGGCTTTGATCTGGAGCTGCCACCTGTCGACACGTCACCAGTGCCGGAAATTACCGTCACCATTGATAATGTCAGTCGTGAGTTGATCAAGCATCTGGATGCTGCTGTTGAGAGCGCAGAAAAAATTGAGATCACCTATCGCCCGTATTTGAGCAATGATCTGTCCGGGCCGCAGATGGACCCGCCGATCACATTGATCTTAAGTGAAGTCGAAGCCGATGTCAGCCGCGTTGTTGGTCGCGCCCGTATGCTGGATATCGGTAATAAGAGCTTTCCGTCAGAAACCTACACAGCCACACGCTTTCCCGGCCTGACCCGCTAACCCAAATAAAGGAAATATCATGAATGAATTGACCCAGCAGCCAGATGGGCTGCACTGGGCGTGTCGCTATATTGGCTTGCCATGGCAAGCTGGTGCGAAAGGCCCGGATGTTTTTGATTGCTGGAGCCTCGTGGTTTGGGTGCAAAAGCATCATTTTGGCCGAAACCTGCCCGACATTCCTGTCGCCGAGGGAAATTTAAAGCGGCTGGCTTTGACCTTTCGGGATCACCCGGAGCGCAAGCGCTGGCAGCTCACCGATACGCCAGAACAAGGCGATGCGGTGTTGATGCGCCAATCCCGCCATCCCATCCATGTGGGCATATGGATCACCATCAGCCCAAGCGAACAAGGTGTTATGCACTGCGTAAAGGGCAATGGTGTGGTGTTTCAGAATATGGCCAGTCTCAAACTCGCAGGCTGGCAAATTGAAGGGTTTTATCGGTTTCAGGGGAATACCGCTAAACCAGCTTAATAAATTACGAGGTTTTCATGTTTGCTTGCGTCCATATGCTTCACAATCCATTTATGCCAGCACGAGGACGTGATATTTTTGTGGTCGATCATCCCATTACCATTCGTGAATGGCTGGATGAAGCGGGCATCACAGAGTTTGAACGTCCTACTATCTGCCTATTCAATGGCGAAGCCGTGTTACGGGATCAATGGCATAAAATCACCATTGGTCTGTCTGATATCGTCACTTTTATCACACTACCCCAAGGTGGCGGCGGTGGGGGTGGTAAGATTTTACGATCCGTTTTGACCATTGCTGTGATGGTTGCGGCTCCTTATGCCGGAGCTGCGCTTGCGGGGGCGATTGGTGTGACCAGCACTGTAGGCATTGCATTGGTCACCGCCGGTGTCGCCTTTGCCGGAAGTGCGCTGTTGAATGTCTTGGTGCCGCCGCCTGTGCCATCCACCAGCTTGAATAGTGGCTTTGGTAATACACCTGCAGCTAGCCCAACCTATTCATTGCAGGCACAAGGCAATCAGGCACGCTTAAGTCAACCCATTCCTGTGGTTTATGGTCGGCACATTGTCTATCCCGATCTGGCCGCAACGCCATATTCGCTTTATCAGAGTAACGAGCAATATTTGCATCAGCTGCACTGCATTGGTCAGGGTGAATATGATCTGGAGCAAATCCGCATTGAGGATACGCCGATCAGCTCCTTTGAAGAGATTGACTATGAAATCGTGCAGCCCGGCGATGCCGTCACGCTATTTGATACAGATGTCGTCACCGCACCCGAGGTCGCAGGACAGGAATTACTCAGCACAGGCGATGGCGGTGATTGGGTCGGGCCTTTTGTGGCCAACCCCGCGCAAACCAACTGCCACCAGATCAGTGTCGATATTGTCATGCCGCGTGGTGTCTATTACGCCAATGACAGTGGCGGCCTGAACAACCGCACGATCACATGGCAATTTGAAGCACGCCAGATCGATGATGAAGGTACAGCCATTGGCGCATGGCAAACATTAGGAAGTGAAACCTTCACAGCGGCCACCAATACACCGCAACGCATGACGTTTGATTATGCAGTGGCGACCGGACGCTATGAAGTGCGGGCTTTGAGAACCGATGCCAAAGATACATCTGCCAGAGCCGGACATGAATTGCGCTGGGGCGGTTTAAAAGCTGTCTTGGATCAAACACCTGATTTCGGTGATGTCACGCTCATTGCCATGAAAATGCGGGCCACGGATAATTTATCACAACGCTCCTCACGGATGGTGAACTGCCTTGTCACGCGCAAATTACCTGTGTGGGATGAAGCCACCGGATGGTCAGCACCACAAACCACACGCTCCATTGCATGGGCTCTCGCTGATATTGCCCGTAGCCAATATGGCGGCAAACTGGATGATAGCAGGATTGATCTGACGCAGCTCAAAGCACTGGATGCCAATTGGCAATCTCGCGGTGATTATTTCGATGCCGTTTTTGATCAAACAGTCACGGTCTGGGAGGCACTGAGCCGTACAGCACGTTGTGGTCGCGCTGTGAGTTTCATGCAAAGTGGCACTGTTCGCTTTGTCAGAGATGAAAAACGCTCGATCCCAGTCGCCTTGTTCAGCCCGCGCAACATCGTGAAGAACAGCCTCAAAATCCAGTATCTGCTGGCCAGTGATGATACCGCTGACAGCGTTACGGTGGAGTATTTCTCAAAAGAGACATGGCAAACAGCAGAAGAAACCGTCAGCCTGCCGGATAGCACCAGCGATCAACCCGCCCGGGTGCGATTGTTTGGCTGCACTGAAAAGGCTCAAGCCATTCGTGAAGGCAAATATATGGCCGCAGCCAATCGCTATCGCAGGCGTTTGGTGACCTTTCAAACCGAGTTGGAAGGCTTGATCCCCACTTACGGTGATCTGATTGCAATTGCCCACGATATGCCGAGCTGGGGCCAAGGTGCCGAGGTTATTGCGGTTGATGACAATGTTCTGAGCTTATCGGAGCCATTGGAATGGTCTGAGGAGCTTGGGGATCACTTTATCAGCCTGCGTAAAGCTGATGGCAGCGTTTCTGGTCCGTGGCTTGTTC